TGGATTTGTTGCGTTGCCTGTCCAGCTAACTATGCTAAACCCAGCATCGGGTGCCGCCGATACGCTTGACGTAATACTGCCATCAGTATTGCTGACCGCCGTGCCGCCAGCTTTCCAGTTCCAAGAAACGTAGGTTTCACCGCTGTTGTTTACATATCTTCCATCCGTAGTTCCGTCTTCTAATGTGTAACCATCTGAATTGGTGTTTCCAACAAAACCATATACATCATTATCTGTACTGCTTTCAGAGTTAGTGCCATTTGACCTTAAAACCTTGTCTCCATCATTGAAGCCACGAACACTATCTTGAATTACATGACTTCTAGCCGTGTTTCTATCTTTTACCCAGACCCAATCAGGTTGGAAGCCTACCCCTGTTATAGTTCTTCCATCATTACCATCACCACTCCACAGCAGCGTAGAGAAGTAATCGTCAGCCTGTTTCGCAGAATTTGGGCCGATGGTTGGTTCGCTTAACGATGATGCCGCTAGACAAACATAGTCTGTCGGCGGCGCATACTCAAAGGTTCCAAGACCATTGGCATCGCTTTCTGCGCTGGCTACGTTTACGCTATCTTGCCCAAAGTTTACGAATATATTATTGGCATTTGTGCCACCGCCAAGAACAAGAAATATATCTTCTGTTGTGCCGTTAGTTAACGTACCAATTTCGTGACTGTCGTTATCTGGGTCGCCAGTCGTGCCGCTGTCATTAGTAGTTGGGGTTTTAAAATATGTTCCGTTGCGGCTAAACCAAACTTTCCCAGTTGCACCATCACACATACAGCCAAGAATATCACCAGCAGCTAATTTTGCTACGCCAAGCCCACCAAGACCTGCGCTTGACCCGTAATCATTTTCACTGCCATTTATTTTGACACTTCTATTGTAAACATTGATTGATCCATCACTACCAGTGTTGCCACCAACGCCAGTTTCAATAGAGGTCTGCGTAGCAAAACCAGCAAACCAGCTATCACCAGCTACATCAGTACATTCAACTTCAATATATATTTTTTTGTCTTTAGGGATTGCAAATGTTGATGTTGCACCATAACCAAATGCACTTGAAGTAAAACCAGCCGTTTCTGCTTTTAAATTGCCTTCCAACAATACGGCTTGGCTTACAGAATTAAATAGCGGATTAAGCGTAGCAAAGTTATTTGTGGGCGAGTCTAAAACCACATCGCTGGCGGCTAGACCTGAAGGAGTATAATCATTTGAGCCGCCCGAAGATGCATCATTTCCTATGTCAGAACTATCTGCAAAATCAAAATAAAACCCTCCTGTTCCATAACTCCCGGTGTATTCTTTTGGTATCCAAACCCCATCTTTCGTTTCGCCAAAACTATCTGCAGTTAATTTGGTTCCAGAGATAGAGTGAATTTCAGCTAGGTATCCAGCAAAATAATTTGTCGTAAACGCTTGATTATATCCTACACTCTGATCTTTGTTATTAGCCTGATTCCACCGTGTAGTATCATTGTAAGTTGCGGCAACAGATTCTTCGGTGTTTGTTACTGTAGTGAAATCATATGTTATGTCTTCGCCATTTACATAAATTTTAAAATAATCAAGCTTACTACTCGCACTAGAAACAGTAGTATCAACCGCTAAAACGCAATGATACCAAGCCCCCACATCTCTAAATACTCTTGTTCCTCGTCTTGCTATTTGAAAATTTGCACCATTCGTATTTACATATCTTGTTGCAAATTGCATCGTATCATCGCTACGAAAACGCCATGCAAAAACACCGTCACTACCTTGACCCGCCGCAATCAACTCATGGTCAGCACCTGTTGTGGCTCTTTTTACCCACATTGAAACGGTAAAAGTTTTTCCGTCTCCTGCGGAAGTTATGCTTTTGGTGAGTTTGCCTGAGTCAAAACGCAAAGACTGGTCAAGGGTGTGACTAAAAAATGAACCCAGCGCACCGCCCGGCGCACCGGAGCCGCCTAATCCACCAAGATTAGATTTAATTAAACTCATTAAGTCAAAGCCCCTGATGCGGATACGGCTATAGTATTATTGCCTGATGATGCGCTACAGTAATAACCAAGATGGTATGTACCAGCCGTTGTAAGTGCTGTTAAAGCAGTAGCGTTGATTGCTACGTCAGCATGTGCTGATACTGTATGACCACCACTGTTAATCAGTAATATATTTCCAGACTGCCCAGCGGTTGCATTTGTAAACGTAAGGGTAAAGTTACCACTAGGTGTGCATTTGAAATCGTTGCCAACAGCAAGGTCAAAGCTACCATCATTGTCTGTAGTTACGTGTCCAGATGCTCTACCTGCCACTGTAACATCATCGCCCACAGCCACATCACCTGTAACAGTAACACTGTCGATAAAAGCATCCTTAAATCTTGCACCTGTTGTGCCTAAGTCTACATCGCTATCTGTCTGTGGCCCAAACACACCATCTGATACAAACACCTGTTCAGCGTTGGCTGCGTAGAAATGTATTTCATCTGCAGTCTCAAAGTCAATCTTGGTCTGATCATCTTCACCTATCTTAACGTCTGTTGCAAGGATAGATGTGATAGCTGTTTGTGCGGCAGCCATCCTAGCAGCAGCTAATGTTCCTGAACTAATGTTGCTTGCGTTATCTGCCCCAATAGATGCACGTGCAGTAGAACCTGTCTCAAGCACAAAGTTTGAACCATCACCAACAATAAAGCCACCATCTGTAACCGCAAGACCAGCTACATCTTGCAGTTGTGCATCAAGACGTGCATTGGCGACTGTGCCGGAAAGCTGACTGGCATCAATAGTTTTATTTGTAAGTGTAGCGGTCGAGGATGTTGACACTAATCTAGCATCACCACCTGTGCTAGGAAGAGTTAGGACATTACTAGCACTTTCTGAGTGTGGTGCAGCTTTGATTTGCTGACCGTGAGTGTTAGCCTCACAATTAAGTTGAAGCGTACCTTGATTGGTGTTACCCTTAATCGTAACATGACCTGTGCCATTGGGGGCAAGTTCAATATCAGCATTTGATGTAGTTACGATATCTTGACCATTCATGTCCAAGTTACCGCCAAGCTGTGGGCTGGTATCATCAACAACATCGGTCATAGTTCCAGAAGCAAGACCTGTAACCAAGTCAGATCTGGTTATCTTTTTTAAGTTGTTACTATCATCAACGTCAACAATAAGAAGTAAGTCACCAGAGGCAACGCTACTAAGTGAAGATAAATCACCAACAGCTTTTTCTTCAAAACTAGTGCCATCTGCTACAAGTATCTTGTTTGCAGTGTTGTCCGGCATACGCAGTTGGGCACCAAGAGTCAGGTTGCCTGACAGTTCTGCTGCACCATTCATGTCAATTGTTGTAGCGTTGATTTCTATCTCTGTATCGGACACAAGATCAAGCACACCATCGGCTGATTGATGAATATATGTGCCGCTGTCACCAAACTGTAACTGTCGGGTAGAGTTAAGTAGCAAACCTGTATCGGCTACATGTGTAAGTGTGGTATCTGTATCTGCCCCGAAACCAAGAATAGCGGCATCAGACTTTAACGTAAAGTCATCCCCCACTGTTGCATCTGCAGACATCTCAACAAGAGGTGCAGTAATCTCAACTTCTGTATCGGCATCAATATCAAGCTGTCCATCGGTAGACGAACTTATGGATAGTGCCGTGTCACGAAACAGAATCTTTTCTGTCGTGGTCATCAATATTTCATCTGAGAACTGGAAGTAATCTTCATCTTCCATCCACGTAATAACACCGTCGTTGCTGTTTGCATCGAACGTTATGGATACATCAGTGTCTGCTCCGGTTCCAAATGTTACTGCATTTGTAAACAGAGATGTAATTGGTCCACCTTCACCTGTCGTACCATCGTGGGTATGTCCTGTGTTTGCTGCAAACGCTGCAAGCAGTTGGTCAAATTCATCGTTGGTGTCGGCAGCACTGATCGTATCACCGTCAGTATATGTGGACTGCCGTGTATAATTTGCGCCCATTTACCTTCTTGCTCCCACTTGAAATTCTAATTGAAACCCTTTTAGAGTATATGGGGCTGTGGCGGTTGCCCCGTCTTCTACCCGCAAAGCAACTGCAAACCCTGAACCTTCCACTGCTTTTCTAACGATGGGCTGTGAAGGTCCACCGTACACAGCACTACCGTATATTGATGTGCCATATATACCTGCAACATTCGTACTATCTAAGGGGTATGCAGCAGGTCTTGTAGATGTGTTTGATTCATAATCATATCGAACAAATAAGTCAGCATCGATAGTGGATTCTGGTGCATAGTTTACATTGACACGCTGCATATGTTTGCGAACACCCGGATCGCCCATACTTAAATCAGGACTACGATACTTTGCTCCTATCAGAGTGCCGTCGAATGTGTTGCCTTTTTCTTGTCTGTAAACAAACCCGTCAAAGCCACCGTGCAATACAATTACATCACCATCTTCAATCACGGTATCTGCACAGGCAGGACGTATGCCTTTCATTGTAGAAAACTCAAACGCCTGTCCCTTCATAACTGCAATCACACCTATAGTTGCGCTATCTGTGCCTGTCGATTTTGAAAAGAATATTCTGTATTGTGTTTTATCCGGTATGACCAAAGAAACAAACGCATCTGCATCATCCAGATTCTCTCTAAACAACTGCTGCACGTTGGTGCTTATTGTGCCCAACTCAACGTCACCAATACGAACAGTACCAGCAACTGTGCGTAGTCCGTCTGGACCTAAGAAAACCAAATCACCTGCAAATTCAAGTATACTAAAACCGTTTATACAACCGATGTTTCTTGTGACAGGCACAATGGCAAAGTCAGATGATGAGCTACCACCCATTTTAAATATTCTGTTTTCACAAAAGATAAACAAGTTATCACGGAAAACTCTTAAACCAACGACTGTATCGTCAACCTTGATGCTTCCTGCACCGCTACCAGAATTAAACCCGTCTTCATTGAACGGCTCACTAAACACCACCTCTTGTGGCGTAGAAGACATACCTGAGTAGAACATGTGATTTTTAAAAGCAACCACGTGCTTTGCTCCAGATACAGAACTGTCACTTACATCGCTGGCTGTTAGTGATGCGTTGAATATTGTAGGGGCGTTTGTTTGATCAACTACAATTATCTTTTCGTTGCCATCGAAGTTGTACTTTTCAAAATTGTATCGTGCAGCGTTGGTTCTTCCTGTATCCCTAGTTGTCCACGTTTCCGAAACTACATCTGTAACCGCATGATTAGCTGCTGTCGTGCCACCCGTCGCTCTTGTTACACCTGTGAATGCACCTGTAGATTTACCAGTATATGTGAATATTTCTGAATTTATTTGAATTGTGCCACTGCTACTAAATCCTGCTGTGCTGTCTACCGTAATGGTTCCTGCCCCTGTCATGGCTGTAGTAGAAACTATTTTTATTGATAGTTCTGTTGAACCGGAGCTAAATATCTTATCCCCCCTAGCTGCCAACACAAAACTATTGAACTTGGTAGATAAAAGAACAGCCTCTGATGAAACGTTTGTTTCTGGTACAATTTGATTTACAAGAGGTCTAAAACCCAACAGTCGTTTGTACCCGCCACCTACGTCTGGTTCAAAGTTTTCCAATTCAAGTGCTTGGCCCGGTTGCATGATAAAAGTGGACCTGTTTAATACAAGACCCCCTTCACAGTTGAATGACAATGGGGATACACCCTGAAGTTCTAGATCAGGCATATTACACTGCTCTCATATAATCTTTTCTGTTGAGTAACTCGACTCGCATACGCTTCAAATTATCTTCATATTCTTTCAATGCAAACTGTGCTGTCTGTGTATCGGAACGGAACATGTACGTGTAATACTTTGCTCGTGATACTATTACAGGCTCAAATCTGGTGGGTATGATACTTGTATCTGTTGATGCAGACAAGGCAGTGTTTGTTATATAGTAATCAAATTCTAAAGTTCTATTACTCGTATCTGGGATAGGTGTAAGACCAATCTCATCGTTGTATGATGTATACACATATTCTGGATCATTGAACTTATCTATGTCAGCCTTTGAATCTCGTTCTCTAAACCTTTCTGTATACTCTTCATATGACAAATACTTTAGTGGTATAGGAATAAGATTTTCACTAAGCTCAACCAACTTAACAAAAGCAGCATTACCGGATGATTCTGTAAAACTAACAAAGTGTGTCGTAGCTGTGGCTGTAAAAGATGTTTCTGCTAATAACACTTCATTGCCACTTGCTATTGTAAGTGTTTTAGATGTTGTTTGTGCCGCACCGGAACTCGTACCAACCTCTAAGGTAAGTGTTGCGCCACTTGTTTGAGTAATAATTATGTATGATCTACCTACTATGAGATCTGATACCTCTTGTGTTGCTTCTGCATTTGTAAGCAATAAAGTGTTACCAAACTTTGTACTTGCAGCAGGTGTGCCACTAACTGTTGTCCACCCTGCTATGCTTGAAGACCCATCAACCTCATATGTTCCGTTAGTAATGTAATTCTTTGGCTGCAGGAACATGTTATCATAGTCTACATACTTGAGTGTAGATGCTATTGAAGCATGACTGTAAAGAGGCTTTCCTGCAATTACATCTATAGAACCCTTTGCATGAGTAAAAGGCCAATTTAAATCAGAATTTATAATATCAGATATTGCACGATTAATGTAGTCTTTTACAGTTGTTTGAACACCACGAGAAGAAGCAAACGTAGCAGAAGTTAGTTCGACTTCGTTCATATCACGAAGGACTTCATTTGTAAGTTGCAAATATGTACTAGCCATGTGTTTTGCTACCTTTTAATTTATATCGTTTCATACCGCCGGGTAAGTTTGCAATCTTAACCAAGTCATCCTTACTATACAGTGTATTTTTTGTTTGATGTCGTATTAGTCGTTTAGATCTAATACTGCTCTGTGCTTTTTCCAAAACCAATTTCCAATAGCAGTAAAGGGCTTACCGCAGTACAGTAAACCCCAACCTAAGTACTTAACGAAACAACGTCGAATACGTGTCATCTTCATACATCTCCAAAGCTTCCATCTTGCTTTGCGCTTCATCCCAATCTTTAAGAGCCTTATCAATTTCGGCAAGCAGATCTGGATGTTCGCCAATTGCTGCTGGGTTGTTAAAATAATTGTTGATAGTGTATTCAGCACTCTTCTTTTGTCCTTCGTATCTGTGTTTTAAAGCGTCAATTGCAAGCTGTTTCATACTAGCCCCCTTCAGACTAATTATATACTAAAAATGTAATTTAGTCAAGTTATTTAGGTAGGAAGACAATGAAAGCAAAAAACAAACCTGCTCCTATTGCTATGACAAGACTGATTAAAGCGGACTGTTTCAATCCTTCTAGAAACTCTTCGTGGTCACGTCGTGCTTGTATTCGGGCTTGTCTTTCAACTTCTTTTGCTTGCTGTATTCTTTTTGCTCGTTCATCCACAATGCTTTGCCATGTGCCCGGACCAAACCGTAAGTCAATAATGGTACGCATTTCTTGTAATTTTTCTTGGGCTAATTTGGCATCTATTACATCTTGTGCAACAGAACTTATACCAAACTGATCTCCCATACCAACGCCAGACTTCTTAGCCCGTTGTTGTTGTAATTGTTTTTCACCAGTTAAGAGATTGTCAATGTGCCCTGCAATCTCTCCAACGTCGTTCGCTGTTCCAATTGCAGATTTAATTCCATCGACTGCGCTCTTTACAAGTGCGATACCTGCAAGAGTTTCTGCGATCATTAGTTATCCTCGTTGGTTGATTAGGTTTCATTAGGTGAATGCTATTGGATTGCCCTTCTTGTATTCTTCTATGGCTTTGTCTGATGGTCTATCAGGTATGAATATGCCTTTATTAGGTTTTTTGGGCTTTGGTAATTTTGGTATTGTTCTTAAAGGCATATTTACGTCGGCTTTTCTTTTTTCAACACTCTCTTCTGCTGGTCTACCTCTGGACATGTTATCTTGTCTCCATACTACGGGCACTTCCACGCGGCTGAATTTTGCCACCATATACTTTTTTTCTAGGGTCGGTAAATGCAGCGGCACCCCCACCCATACGATGTTTTATATAACTTGTTGCATTTGAAAGAAAGTCAGGTATTTCCATACCTTTCTCTTTGTACAAATTTTTCATAGAATCGCCGTACTTTTTATAATAGTCTTTATGAAGATCTTTATTAGCGTCTGCAGGATACTCCATTGGTAATACAGTAGCTTTTGACTCTTCATCTTTACTAAATGGATTTAATTTAGAAAATTGTTCCCCAAAGCTTATACGCCCTGTTTGTTCAAAAATACTAGACACTTAAAATTCTCCTGTTCTCATAGCTTCTGAAAGTATGACAGCCCGTCGGCCTACCTGTCGTGCCCAACGTGAATCCATCATTTCTATACTTGCAATGTCATACTTCTGTTCTTCCACTGCAGCCCACATCTTTTTGAACTTGCACAAACGGGGCACACCCATGTTAAAAGCCATGTCCATAACGATCAATTGACGAACGGCATCTAGATCTTCCACACACTTGTAAACTTTGCACAGTTCGTTTTCTACAATCTTGATGTCATTGAGGGCAAGGTATCGTGCATCAGCTTCTGTAATACCGTGTTCATAGACAACGCCGATGTTTGGTATATCCATGTAGTTAAGTTCTTCTTTG